TATAAAGGATAATGGCATTTAAGTTAAAACCTCATTCAGAAGTATTTGGGATACATGAAAAAACATCCCAGTTTGGTACTCCTGTCATTTTAAAAGATGATTTGGAAGAAGGGGTTGAAGCTGAAGCTAATAGAGATGGAACTATTTTTGTTAGTTCAAAATTATCTGATAAAAAGATAGAAAAAGCTGTTGCTCACGAAAAAGTTCATTTAGATCAACTAGCTACCGGTAGATTACAATACACAGAAGATTCTGTAACTTGGAAAAGAGACACTAAATCTCCTATGAAAGTATACAAACGGTCTGAAATGAATGAGGGGCATCCTGATTTTGAATGGGAGGACGAAGCATATAAACAATCATAATTATGGCAATTACATATAGAGGACAAGCAAGTAGGCTTAATAAAATAGAGTCTAAACAAAACGCGAGTGGTTTTCAAGAAAAATCTGATCCAGGACCAAGACAAGGTGTCGGAGGAGAAGAAGTTTCTTTGAAGCAAGCTAAAGCATCTTTTCAAGAAAGACTTTCATCACCTGGCAAAAAGAAAAACTTTTATGGCGGAGAAGCTTATTTTCAAGATGGATACGGTGGCGATTTAGCTAGTCCTACTAAAATGAATCCAATAACACAAAAATCAAAATCATCACCTTTCAAAATAAATGAAACTTTAGTAGCAGGAGCAGCTGTTACTGGTAAAAAGTTTGTTGATGCAGGTGCTGAAGTTGGCAAAGCTTTTAAAAATTTAAAACCAGAACCTAAAGCGGCTGATTTAACTGACAACAAAAATAACTAACTATAATGGGAACAAAAGGAAAAAAGAACATACCAATTACCGCAAGAGTGGAATCTGGTTTATTTAATCAAAAGAAAGGTGTAAAAGAACCTTTATTAAATGTAGGCCCAGCGGGTGTGCATGGGGATAATCAAACTAGAGACATTCCATCGCCAAGTAAGCTAAGAGGTTACTCAATGAAAAAAAAAACTGAGTCGCCAATAAAGCAGAAAGTAGGTGTATTAGAATCAGAGTCAACCGGGGATAAAATTGTTAAAGGAAAAAAAATAACTAGAAATAAAACATTTGCAGATTTAGAAGCAGAAGGGATTACAGTTACGGATGAAATGAAACAGTGGGCTAAGGATAATCCTAATGTGCCAAGAGATCAAGTAGACACTGGGCAAAGCGAACCAGATGAAGTAATACCAGGTGATGAAAAAGAAAAATTTACCGCAACCCAAACAAGAGATAAAATGGATGCAATGTCGCCTTGGAGAGTTAGGCAACAGAGTAGGTCAATTAAAAAATCTGGTAAGGATGTCCGTCAGGCTAAAATAAAAGCGGCTAAACTAGCGGCTAGTGGTGGTGGTAGAATAGACAAAGATGGTAATTTTCAAAAAACAGAAAAGCTTAAAGGTAAAAAGCGCAGGGAAGCAGTTAGAAATGCTAGGAAAAAAGCTAAAGTAGAAGAAAATTACGCAGAGTTAGATGCTTTTAATAAAAACATGACAGCTCGAACTAGACAAGTTGAAATGAGTAAGGATCCATTAAAAACTGGAACATTTGATAGCGCCTCTAGAGATATGGAATTGTATGATGCATCTAAAACTTACGAAGGCCAAAAAACTGTTATTGAGGCTGGAGGGGTTAAAGGAAACGGCAAAAAAAGTTCTCCAAACTTTTTTAAATCAAAGTCACCAATGAAGAAAAACTACTTTAAATAATGGCATTTAAAATGAAACCTTGTTCTCCAGCTTTAATGACGACTGAGAGATACGCAAGTCCTCTTAAAAAGGCAAAATCAAAATCATACGCACCTAAGCGTAATAAAAAATCTGGTAACTACGCTGAAGTAAAAAAAGGCGGAGGTACTGGTAAAGATGCTGGAGGCGGAATGACAGCTAAAGGTGTTGCTAATTACAATAAAAAAACTGGTGGTAATTTAAAAACCGCAGTAACAACTCCTCCATCAAAACTAGATCCGGATAGCAAAGCGGCTAAAAGACGTAAATCATTCTGCGCAAGATCCAGAGGTTGGACTGGCGAAAGAGGTAAAGCAGCAAGACGTAAATGGAATTGCTAAATGAAATCAAAAGGATTAGGGGATACCATAGAAAAAATAACCAAAGCAACCGGAATAAAGAAGCTAGTAGATAAACTACCTGGCGATTGCGGATGCGCAAATAGAAAAGAAATGTTAAATAAAGCATTTCCATATAAACAAAAACCAAACAATTAAATTAAATCATTATGAGTAAATTAAAAACAGTAGACGTAGATCACAAAGAAGTAAAGTCAATTTCTGAAGAGCAATTAAAATCATTGCAAGAAACAGTAAATAAACAAAACCAAATACAAATGCAGATTGGTGGTATTGAAGGGCATAAAGCTGGATTGATATCTCAATTACAAGGAGTAGTTGGTGAATTACAAAAACTGCAAGCCGACTTAGAAAAAGAGCACGGGCCAGTAAATATTGATTTAACTACGGGGGAAATTAGTGAACAAGATGTCCCAGCAAGTAATTAGAAAAATCAGTGTTGGAAAAGACTATAAGAATGACGCTATGCACTATGCTGTTGGACAGGAAGTGTATGGCGGTCATACTATAGCCCATATTGTAGAGGAAGAAGAAAAGTACTCTATCTACATTACAAAAAAAGATATGTTAATGCCTTGGAAAGATTTTAACAAAAACATGTCTATATCCGTGGAATATGATCTTTCATGGTAAATGCACAGTGTATTCAATTACCTAGTTGAACCAAAGGGCAGTAGGTCAACTGGAAAAAAAGAAGTAGAAGGACAAGAACTATTATTAAATACAGAATTACAAAATCACGAATACGTGAATAGAATAGGAACTGTATTAAGTTTACCACTAGTAACAGTGTACAAAGAGTTAAAAGAAGGTGACGATGTTATTGTACATCACAATGTGTTTAGAAGATTCAGAGATGTTAGAGGTAAAGAGAAAGATAGTAAAAACTATTTAAGTGAAAATGTATATTTAGTTCAACCAGATCAAGTGTATGCTTATAAAAGAAATAACGAATGGAAAGCTTTAGACGGCTTTGTATTTGTTATGCCTATAAAAGAAACAAGAATGTTTTCTGTAAATGATGAAAGGCCATTAGTTGGTATTGTAAAATACTCGAATGGTGAATTTGAAAAAGAGCAATTGATAGGGTTTAGGCCGAATTCAGAATATGAATTTATAATAGAAGGGCAGAGGTTATACCGAGTACCCGTCAATTCAATTACAATCAAATATGAACATCAAGGAAACGAAGAAGAGTATAATCCAGGCTGGGCACAGAGCAGTTGAGGAACTTATTAAAGTAGCTAAAGAAGATATTGTTGATTCAGATGATGATATATCCGCTGATAGATTAAAAAATGCTGCAGCTACTAAAAAGCTTGCAATTTTTGATGCTTTCGAAATACTTAACCGCATTGAGGAAGAAGAAAGAATATTAGATAATAAGCCTAAAAAAGAAGTTGAAACAACTTCGTTTGGAGGTTTTGCTGAAAAAAGATCTAAGTAATGTATAAACAAACTTTATACAAAATTATAGAACCCATAAAGCGCACTACTTTATCTAGATTAAATAAAGGCAAAAAATGGGAATACGGTTATAATAAAGAACACGATGTAGTTGTTATAAGTAAAACAGGACAAATAGGTGAAGTATATAAGATACAAAATCTTAAAATAGCATTACCTAAGTCACCTGGCAAAATTAGTAAAGCTACAGATAAATGGACACCTGAAGAATATCCTAAACAATTAAAAGGTATTAAAAGTATTTTTGATTGGAGAGATTATCCTGAAGGATTTAAAAAAACTTGGGGGAAATATATAGATGAAAATTTCAATAAAAGAGAATACGGTCACTGGTTCAATAATAAGGGTGTGGATACTTACATTACTGGTACTCACTTTATGTACTTGCAGTGGTCCAAAATTGATGTTGGGCAGCCAGACTTTCGAGAATCAAATAGATTATTCTATATATTCTGGGAAGCTTGTAAAGCAGACAAACGTTGTTATGGCATGTGTTATCTCAAGAATAGACGTTCAGGCTTTTCATTCATGGCGTCTGGGGAGACAGTTAATATGGCAACCATATCAAGCGACTCACGGTTTGGGATATTGTCCAAATCTGGCTCCGATGCTAAAAAAATGTTCACAGATAAGGTTGTACCCATTTCTGTCAACTTCCCATTTTTCTTTAAACCAATACAAGACGGGATGGACAGGCCGAAGACAGAACTCGCATACCGTGTACCCGCCTCAAAATTTACCCGTAGAAGACTCGATTCGAATAAAGCCACCGAAACGCTTACGGGTCTTGACACGACGATCGACTGGAAGAATACCGGTGACAACGCGTACGATGGGGAAAAACTTAAACTCCTCGTCCACGATGAATCGGGGAAATGGGAAAGGCCGAACAACATCCTCAACAACTGGAGGGTCACCAAAACGACACTACGATTAGGATCAAGAATTATTGGCAAGTGTATGATGGGATCAACATCAAATGCTTTAGATAAAGGAGGGGATAATTTTAAAAAATTATATAATAGTTCAGATGTTACAAAAAGAAACGCCAATGGACAGACTCGCTCGGGATTATATAGTTTGTTCATACCTATGGAATGGAACTACGAGGGATTCATTGATTCTTATGGGTTACCTGTATTCAACACACCGAAAGACAAAACTGTCGGGCCTCATGGGGACGAAATAGATCAAGGTGTAATAGAGCATTGGAACAATGAAGTTGAAGGTTTAAAAGGTGATCAAGATGCTTTAAACGAATTTTACAGACAGTTTCCAAGAACAGAAGAGCACGCGTTTAGAGATGAAACTAAGAACAGTATATTTAATTTAGCAAAAATATACGAACAAATAGATTATAACGAAGACTTAGGCAACAGTAATGTTTTAACAAAGGGAAGTTTTCAATGGGAAAATGGCATTAAAGATTCAAAAGTAATTTTTTCACCAAATCCAAATGGAAGATTTTTAATAAGCTGGATACCTAATTACGATATACAGAATAGGCAGATATCAAAGAATGGTATTAAATGGCCCGGTAATGAGCATATGGGTGCTTTTGGGTGTGATAGTTATGACATATCAGGGACAACTGATGGTAGAGGATCTAAGGGTGCTTTGCATGGTTTGACTAAGTTTAGTATGGAAGATGCACCACCGAGCACATTTTTTTTAGAGTATGTAGCAAGACCACAAACAGCTGAAATGTTTTTTGAAGATGTATTGATGGCTTGTGTATTTTATGGTATGCCGCTTCTTTGTGAAAA